GGGCAATTTCATAGCCGAGTGTCTGCCCGAGGTGGAGTTGCATTTCACCGCGATGTGGGACAAAGAGGCCTTCCTTCGAGTCTTGGAAACTCGCAAGGGATACACTCGTTCTCGCAAGGACGAGCTTATACGCGCCTTTGACGCAGCCAGGGAAACTGGACGTGTTTCAAAGTGGGTAAAGACTTTTATTAAGAGGGAGTTTTACCCGTCGGACAAACCGCCCAGGGCCATTAATGCAAGGAGTGATTCATTTAAGGCATTAACTATGGCCAACTGGCAGGACTTAGGTCATTTCATCTTTCATAACGTAAGTAACTTCACTAAGACGGTACCTGAAATAGATCGACCACGCTTCATTCAGGAGAAGCTGGGAGACTATCCAGTGTTTTTCGTGACCGATTATAGCCGATTTGAAAGCACTTTCCGCGCAGAACTCATGGAATTAGAGTTCATGATTTATGAACACTTTGGGTTGCCAGAGTGGTGTTATAATAGTCTATCAGGGACGAACACCATTTTTGGAGAAACGGGAACTGCTACCATCGAAGCTAAACGGATGAGTGGAGAAATGAACACCAGTTTGGGGAACAGCCTCATGAACTTCTTCTTCGTGTATCACATTATGTCGCAACGTGGTCTGAAGTATGGAATTGATTGGGATGGTGTCTTCGAGGGTGACGATGGACTCATTGGTGCAAAAGAACTCCCGACGAAGGAGGAGTTCTATCAGATCGGATGTAATATTGACATCGATCCAATCCCTAGCCTAGGCCGCGGTGGTTTTTGCGGTCTTTATTACGGTGATGAGCTATCACCGGTTGTTTCACCACAGCATGCCTTGCAAGCCCTGTGGTCGTTGACTTGCCCGCTTAATGGCGGAGATCGCGTTAGACGCGAGTTGCTAAACGGCAAACTCTTGGGCCTCTTATTTAGGGCCCCCGGTTGCCCGATCATATGTGCGTTGCAAAAGAAGTACATGTCAGGTGAGTTCCGAATTAAACGGTCGTACTGGGGAGAAATTCTTCTCCGCAGGTTCGGGATGGACCTAGACGGCGCAGATTATTGGATGAAAGGTACAGTACGGGCTGATATCATTGAACCAACTACGCAGCAGAGATTGGACTATGCGGACATTTTTAACATTAGCCTGGTGGAGCAGGTTGAAGTTGAACGTTCCATAGCCAGAGGAGATTGGCGTCTCTTCGAGTCTGTAGTGGGCGATTACAATCCTGATGCACTGCGCGCTTCTTCGTATATATGTCGCCGGTCCTCGGTAATCAAGTGATTACATAGCATACAGAATATGGAT